GAGTGGTCAGATAATACAAGGGATTGGAAACGAATATTTTTTGAAGGTAAAGAAAAACCAAAAGCTAAAAAAGAAGATTTAGAAGATAATCAAGTATGCCCATCCTGTGGTGCAATGTTTCCAAAGACTGTTGATGTATGTCCAGAATGTAACGAAATAATGGATAAGCCTCCAAAAATAGAAAAAGTTAAAACAGAAGATGAGGTTATAACTCAGCCAATAAAAAAAATACCACCTCCAAACGCTGAAAAAATATATCTTTACACGCTTCGAAATAATGAAGATTTGAACTTTGCATGGCGAATAATGATAAATCAAATTTTCGATTTATTTCGCTATTATCGTGTTACAAAAGAAATTTATTTAAAGTCTTTAGCTAGTGGAGAACTTGACAGGAAAATAAAAAAAATGATTACCACTTGTTATTTTACACTAAAATCTAAACATGATCTAAACAGCGGAGTAGAAAGAACAATCAAATATTTAATTAACAAAGTAAAAATAAAACTAGAAAAATATTATGGCAACTAAAGCATTAATGTCTTATTACAAAGACCAATTCGCAAAAGAAAAAAGAGAAATTGATATTGAAAATTATATCGGTTTTGTTCAACATGGAACTAATCAAGACCTTGTTTTAAAAGCTAGGGCAATAAAACAAAAAGGAGATGAAGAAAAATACAAGAAATTAAAAAACACTTCAATTGTTGTTACTGGCTCTGCTATAATGAACGAAGGTGCAAAAACAGCAAACAACATTAAATCGTTAAATGGTTTAATAGTTATTGATGTTGATGGACAAATAAACGAAGATTTGAAAAATGATGAATACACCTATATTTATCATAAATCATTTGGAGGGGATGGACTTTGTATTTTTGTTAGGATTAACCCTGATAAGTTCGAAGATAGCTTTGATGGACTTGCTGACTATTATCATAAAAATTATAACGTAACTATTGACCAATCATGTAAAAATAGAAACCGATTGAGATACTTATCTTATGACCCTGACATATTTGTAAATGATAAGGCTAAAAAGTACATTGCTAAAGAGGTTAAGAAGTTCCAAGCTCCAAAAGATACTAATTTCATTTACACTAAATCGGACTTTGATTTCATTTTAGAGCAAATTAAAGAACGTAATATTGACCTGTGCAACGAAGATTACCACACCTACATTCGTATCGGTTTATCTTTATTCGATAAGTTTGGAATAGCCGGTGAGGAAACCTTCCACTTCATTTGCCAATTTGGAAACAAATACAATCGTGAAAAAACTACAAAAGATTGGAACGGGCTTTGTAAAAATTCAACAGGTAAGGTTAAGATAGGAACTTTTTATTACTATTGCAAACAAGCTAATATTCAAATTTATAGCGAAAAGACAAAGAATATAATAAGTAGGGTTAAAATTTCTAAAGACCAAGGAAACCCAACAGTTGAAAGTGTGGCTAAAAATTTATTAGCTGCTCACGATATTACAATAAATGAAGAAGATGAACAACTCATAAAGGAATTAATAGAAAGTAAAGTTGACTATTCTAAAGAATTAAACTTTCAAAAGACTGAAATTGAACAGCTTGAAGAATTTATAATTAACACCTACGAACCTAAAATTGACTTAATTACAAATACAACTTACATTCTTAATGAGGTTATTTTAACCGATACAGAAGTAAATGATATGTATTTAGCTGCTAAAAAATCATTTGATTTCAACGTTCCAATTAACGATGTACGTTCAATTCTTAACTCAAATAAGGTAACTAAAACAAATGTTCTTACCGATTTTCTTAATGCTAACAAATCAAATCCAACGGGAATAATTGAGCAATATGCTAAATGTATTTACCCACAAACGGAATATAATGTTTGGGCTTTCAGAAAATGGATTGTAGGTGCTTTACACAATTGGACATCCTCACATAAGGAAAAGTTAGTTTGCCCTCTTACTTTGGTTTTAACGGGTCAAAAACATGGTACTGGCAAAACATCATTTCTTCGAAACATTATGCCAAAAGAATTAGACAAATATATTGTTGAGGCAAAAATTAACGGACATGATAAAGATAGTATGTACACTCTTTGTAATAGTTTGTTGGTGCTAGATGACGAATTTGGAGGCAAAGCATTTAAGGATGTAAAGGAATACAAAGCCATTTCAGATATGAATATTATTACCCAGCGAAGACCATACGAACGTGAAGCAAAAACATTTAAACGTAGGGCAATTCTTTGCGGAACAACAAATGAAATTGATATTTTAAAGGATGTAACAGGAAACAGACGTATTTTGCCTATAAGCGTTGATAAGGTCGATTACGATAGAATGTTACAGATTGACAAAACAAGCCTTATAATAGAAGCTTATAACCTTTTACAGGGTGGTTTTGAATGGATATTAAGAACAGAAGAAGAAATTGAATACTTAAAACAAAATGCAAGTCATAATGAAACCGTTTTACCAATAGAAGAAATATTTTTTAAACACTTTTCCACCGCTCAAACTATAAACCATTGCTTCGAAAAAGTTTGGAATCAAGGTGAAATTCTCGAATACTTAAATTTTCACTCAATTTTGAAACCTACAAAATACGATTTAAAGGAGGTTTTGACAAAAAATAAGCTGGAATATAAACTTTATCGTGTAGATTTTGGAGTTAAAAAAGGTATTTTACTTTGGTCAAATGAAGGACAAAACGCTAAAATTGATACAGAAATGCCATTTTAAAGCTAATTTGTAACTTAAAATAGGTTACTGTAACCTAAAATGTAAACACTTAAAAACTTGATAAACAACATTGTAACCATGTAACCAATAATATATATAAACTATATATTTTTTTATATTACTATTAGTTGGTTACAACTCAATAGATATTCTTAAAAGTCTTTTGACTAAAATTATAGGTTACAGGTTACAAAATTAAATTTAACAAATATGAAACAATACACAGAAAACCATTTGCAACAAGACATAGTAGTTTTTTTTACAAACAACTACTGCTTAAAACACCACAATAATCGTGGCTTAATCATGAGCATACCAAACGGAGGCACAAGGAATATTCGTGAGGCTATGACTTTTAAAGCAACTGGACTTTTAAAGGGTGCATCCGATTTGGTCGTAATATTCCCGAATGGTAAACTATGCTTTATTGAATTAAAGACCGACAAAGGTATTCAAAGTGCTGAACAAAAGGATTTTGAGCAACGAATAACTAAGGCAGGATATGAATACCATCTTATCCGTTCCCTTGATCAATTTAAGGAGTTGACCCATTTTAACAACTTATTAAAATAATTTGTATATTTGCTTGTTTTTATCAATAATAAACAATGGCATTTAAGAAAGGACAAAGCGGAAATCCTAATGGTAGAGGTGTAGGAGTGTTAAGCGAAAAGGTAAAAGCTTGGGAACAGTTAGGCGATTTTATTACTGATGCTGGTGCTATGCGTGTTAAACAAATACTTGCTACATGTGATGAGGAAACATTCTTAAAGTATTATGGTCAATTCATGGAATACTTTAAACCAAAGCTATCACGCTCAGAGGCTAAAGTAGATGCAAGTTTAAATATGCAAGGCAGCTTAACAATTCAAGTTCTAAACGAATCCGATAACGAGGCAATAAATAAACTTTGAAAACTACACACGTATTTAGTAAGTTAGTTCAAGCAGATGAAAGAGTTGTTATAAGTCAGGGAGGTACTTCATCTTCTAAAACTTATTCAATGCTTCAATTGCTTTATTTAATAGCTTTTAAAAAGCAGGGTGTTATAATATCAATTGTATCAGAAACGCTGCCACATTTAAAGCGTGGCGCAATGAGGGACTTTTTTAAGATACTATTAGCTGATGGGCTTTACTCTGAAAAATACCACGATAAAACAAATAACATTTACAGAGTTGGTGAAAGCATGATTGAGTTCTTTAGTGCTGATAGTGGCGATAAGGTAAGAGGTGCGAGAAGGGATTATCTATTTATTAATGAGTGCAATAACGTTACGTTTGAAACTTATAACCAGTTAGAAGTTAGAACAAAGAACCAAATTTTTTTAGATTATAACCCATCACATGAGTTTTGGGTGCATGAATATCTTTTAAAAGATTCAATTAACCACCGATTTATAAAGTCAACTTACAAAGATAACCCGTACTTAGATGAAAACATTGTTAAGTCAATCGAAAGCAGAAGGCATATAGACCCAAATTGGTGGCGAGTGTTTGGTGAGGGTGAGTTAGGATTTAGTGAATCAATTATATTTACCCATTGGAAACAATGTAAGCAAGTGCCAGTAGGTAACATTGTTTATGGTTTGGACTTTGGTTACAATCATCCAACAGTATTAGTTAAGGTTACTGAGGCTGATGGTATTTACTATGCTGAGCAATTACTTTATGAAAGCCATTTAACAAATCAACAGCTAATTGAAAAACTAAAGGTTTTAATACCTAATCGAACCGCTGACATTTGGGCTGACTACTCACGACCTGAGCAAATAAGGGAAATATATTTAGCAGGTTTTAATATTAAAGATGCCAACAAAGATGTTAAAAAGGGAATTGATAGCGTTAAATCTAAGGAGTTATTTATTCACGAAGGTAGTGTAGAAGGTA